ATAGTCGGCTTGTTCTTTTCAGTCATCACACCCTCAGCTTTCTATACATAGTTCTAATCACTCCAAAGACCGCACCCGCAGCCTCCAGCAACACAAACCCAACCCACACCGACACAAACACCACGCACACGAAGGGCGTTAGAAGCAGTGCGGCGAGTAGGTGGTGGAGGCGCATGGTGTTAGGCCGTAGCTGTTAGAACCGACCGGCTGCCATTGGCGGAAGGCCTGGACACTACGCCACGCAATTCCATCAACTCGACCAGGCGCGCGGCGGCGTTGTAGCCGATCTTCATGTGGCGCTGCACCAGCGAAATGCTGGCCTTGTTTTCACGCTGCACCAGCGCGACTGCCTGCTCATAGGCTTCCTCGCCCTCCTGCAACAGGTCGGCGTTGTGCGGCGCTTTTTCTGTGGCCGCTGGTTCTTCTGTGAACAGGTCAGGTGGCCCTTCAATGCTGACTCGCACTTCGTCCTGCACAAACTTTGCCAGTTCCGCAACATCCCCGGAATTTGGGTAGAGGGCCACGCTGCATGTCAGCGTCATGACACCGCCGTCGCGCGGTTCAAGTTGAAACTTCTTGACGTCGCAGCCCATGAATTCATGCGCACCGATGACCACGCTGGCGCTGGATATTTCGTTGAGGTACGTCACCGGAACCATGTATATGTTGCGGGCAATCATGGCGTCGGTATCGCCTCTCCACAGAAAGGCCTCCAGCGCGTCATCGAAATAGGCGCACAGGCGGCGGTCGACGTTCTTGATTTCGAGCTTGACGTCTACAGCCAGAATCTTCTCGTCCTCGGGGCCCTCTTTGCGCACGTTCAGGTGTTTGATCGTCGCAATTCCCGACACCTTGAATGGCGGACGTAGCGGCGGTGTTTTGTCGTTCATGGTGGTCCTATTGGTTGGTGGTGAAGTGGTTGGCGGCTGGGTTAGGCGGTGACAGCCTCAAACTGCTCCTGCACTTCGCTGATATGGGTCTTCAGCGCTTCGCAGATCGCGGAGAAATCTTCCTCATGGAACAGGCGCGCAGCCTTCACCACCGTGGCTTCAAACCCGAGGGTGGCAAGGAAGGCGCTGGTGACGTTCACGCCCAGCCGTTCGGAGATAACGCCGAGGGCGAGGGTTGGTGCAGCGGCTGGCTTCGGTGCCATAGCCTGGCGCACAGTGGCTGGCATCTGCTCAACCACTTGTGTGTGGGTCAGGGCTGGCGCGGCCTCAACTACCACGGCAGTGTTCAGCTTGGCTAAACGCGCAATCTCCGACCGCTCTTGTTCTTCAAATGCGGCCTGCTCTTCGCGGATACGCGCAGCCTGGGCCCGCTCGACCTGCTCACGCTCGATGCGCTCTGCTTCAACTTTGGCAGCGTGCGCCCGTTCCGCCTTGGCCTGCTCTTCGGCTTGAATGCGGGCGCGGGTAGCCTCTTCCTCGCGGGCCTTGGCTGCCTTGTGGTCGGCAATGCGGCTGGTAACCAGCGCTGTGAAGTCGTCAGCCGGCTTGAGCACGATCTGACGAACATCAGGGAACAGGAACCCATATTCGGTGTTCTCGTCCAGCAGCTCCAGATTGAACTGGATGCGGTCTGCGATTGCGTTGGCTTCGATCTTGCAGCGTGCCAGTTCACCGGAAACCTTGTCTTTCATGCTGTCCAGACTCTTCAATCCCTTGATGACGTCTTGGAACTGGTTGGACACCGTGGGCATGTAGTTGCGGGTACGCTCTTGCAGCCCCTTCATATGGGCATGCAGGGCGGCAACGGCATCGCTCAGGATCTTGGTGCGGCGGTTTTCCTTCTCGGCCTTGACCAACTTATCAATCAGCAGGCGGGTAGCGCGCGCAGTGTCACGGTGCAGGGCGACGGTGCGGCGCATGTCGCTGATGCTCTCGGTCTGCCCGAGTGCGCTGGACTCGGCGGCGTCAAGTTGGTCTTCAGCGGCCTTCAGGCGCTTTACAGCATCTTCCAGATTCGCAAAGTCTTGATCAGTTTCAGGCTGGCGGTTCAGGTTGGCGATGTAGGCCGACAAGGCGGTGCCGAACTTTTCGAGGTTGTCCACCAGGGCGATGGACCCGGTCACTTGGATGCTGACGGCGGGCAGGTTCATCTGCGGCGCGGCCACGGCCGGGACGATGACATCTTGTGGAACGTAAGCGGCCAGGTCTTTTTTGAACTGAATCCACCCGGCGCCAATTTGTGCCCGCAAAGTTTGGTCTGCGAAATACCAGGTGTGGCGCTCTTCCACAAGGTTGTCGCCATCCCATTTGGTAGCCATGAATAAGCACTTTTCGGCCCCGCAGATCATCAGCTGCTGCTCCATCTGGACACGGTATTGCAGTGGCAACAGGTAGCCGCAGGCATCGTCCTTGATGGCTTCGCGCAATTCCTGATTCAGCGTCTTGTGCTCAAACGCCACGTCTTCGGCCATGGTCAGCCCGTCAAAGCTGGCGCTATATTCCCCAATCGAACCGACCACCGGGTACAGGTCTTCGCCAATGATCTTTGCAGCCAGCGGGCGGGCCAGAGCTTCGATGCGGTGGCCTTCGTCAAAGCGGCGCTGAGTGGCAGAGTCCACGGTCGGCGCAATGCCAGTGTGAAATTCATGCAGCAGCTCTGTCCTGGTCTTGTAGGCGCTGCAGTTCATCATGGCTGGCGCATCGCTGGCATTGCAAAATGGTGCGCCGTTGTATCCGGTAGCGCGATGTGCTGCCCATTCGGGCGTACCTTGAACCAAATCATCATGCGTTTTCATTGGAATCTCCTTCGGTTGGTTTCACCACGGTGGCGCGCACCATGGACATTTGCTCGGCGGTCATGACGTTGAGCAGGTTCACGTTCTTGATCACGGCCTCAGCTGTCTTTTTGCCGGACTCGATCAGGTCGCGCCAAATGGGCAGGTTCTTTTGGAAGGCCTCATCGCTGTAGATGGGCTTTTCGGCAGGCGCGGCTGGCCCAGTTGGCTGGGTGGGTTCATCCCCGTGGCGCGTGAGGTGGTCACGCAGGGCATCGTCCATGTCTTCCAGATCCTGGGCAAAGCAGTCGCTGGCGGCGGTGACGTTGAGCACCATTGCCATCTTGGCGCGCTTGTTTGCCATCTTCAGGATGGTGTTGGCCAGGTCGGCGGGCTCAGTGCGGATCTGGTCCTGCTTGTAGGTGGTTCCGCCCTTGCCGCGCGCATGTTTGACGCGCCGCATGTTGGCCGGCGTTTCGTCAAATTCTTCTTTACAGATGGCCTTGCGCCACTTGTATTTTTCTTCGCCGCTGGACGCTTCGCCCAGGCCGGAGCCCATCACAATACCAGTGCCCTGGTGGACGCCAATGCAATTCACCCGGTAGCGCACGATGTCTGCGGTGGACATGTCTGTGACTTCGTAGGTGTCGGCGATACGGAACACCATGCACAGCACCTCGGCGCCAGCCTTGTACAGGGTTGGCTTGTCGGTGCCTGGAATCTTGCCGTAGTGGACCTCAGGCTTCATCACGGCGCGCATGACTTCCTGAACCACGGCAACGTGCTGGATGATGTCGGACACGGCCATACGGCCATTTGTCGCCGCCGCAAGTGCGTTGACGGTTTCTGCTTTGATCAAGGCATTCATAAGTGGTCTTTCAGTGAGTAAAGTGTTTGGCGCCCAGGATCAGCGCCGCGATAAGTGCCATGCCGACCGCAACCCATGGCAGTACGCGCAGGGCCTTGGTCATCAGGTCGTCTATCCAGTCGAATGGATGGTTGGCTTCGGAGTCGTCGAAGAGGCTCATGGGTGGCTCCTTAAAACGGGATTTCGTCACCGCATGTCGTGCACCTGGAGCCGATTGGCTGCATGGGCACCCACTTGCACTGCGGAAGGTTGCCGGGGCAGTACTGCTCGACCTGCACGGGTTCTGGTGCTGGGGTAGCGGGCGCTCCGGTTGCCTTGGCTACGGCGTCGTTAACGCGGGGCAGAAGGTCCGGCCAGATACCACCGGCACTTTGCAAGGCCACAAGCACGTCCAGTAACTCTGGAGCAGCGGCAATCAGTAGTGCATTGGCTGCACGCTCTGCAGCTTCATTGGCATACCGCTCGTCTTGCCCTTGGTAGCGGTTGGCCTTCTTGGTTTCGCAGATGTACCCACCACGGTCGCGCACGCCGTGATCCGTCACCCACCAAGGTCCAGGTGTATGGCTCATTGCAGCGCTCCATCCAATGCAGAAGCCAAGCAGGGCAGGGCGACAAAGATGGTGAACAGGACGGCGGGCCAGAACCAGGCGGGCTTGCCGAGGCGGGCGTGTAGGCGCTCAAGGGCGAAGGGGTTCATGGCTGTACCGCCTGCGCTTCCGCTACCAACTGGACTGCATGCTCAGTTGCCGCAAGCACTCTGTAAGACAACTCCGTGCTGTCAGTCGGTATCTGAACCAATTCATCGCCTGGGCTGTAGAGGTCAACCGAAGTTTCGCCAGCCTCTACGGATATGACGATTCGCCATTCCGGCGGCAAATGCAATACAGCACCCTGCACGCGGTAGTTCAGAAGACTATCGCCAGGAGATGGGGTGGCTTCGCATCTGGCATGGACGGTGAAGGCTGCATTCAACAATCCAACGACATCCCCGGTCGCAATGCGTTTCGCCTGGGCCTCGGTCAGATTTCTGTCGGAGAATCCACGCCAAGCGTCGTTGATGATGTGCACAGCACCTTTGCCGAAATGGCTATAGGTGGCATTGAAGAAGGCGGGCGCGTTGTCGAATCTCACAGCACACCGCCAATCTGCCCCAGCCGCTGCTGTTGCTCACGCACAGCCCGTTCATCCCGGCGCTGCACCAGTTCCCCGGATTGCTTCATACGCAGGATTGCAAGGTCTGCCTGTAGGGCGCGGTCTTCTCTGACGATCTGGTGGACGGAGGAAGAGGGCGGGGCGAACGGCGCCAGGGCCTGGGCCATGCATAGGGGGATGCGGGCGTTCATGCTGCCGCGCCTCGTTGGTCAGCATCCCAACCCTGAAGCCAGCATTTCGCCTCTGGCGTGTTTGGTGCGTAAGGGAGTTCTTCCCTCAAGACGCCATCCTCGTGCGCCATCGCGCCTTCATCAACGATGGTCGAATAGTTGGATTGCCAACCGTATGCATCGGTGTCGTAGCTCATGTTCACTCCTGTAAATCCATTTGGCAGCGCACCTAATGCGCTATCAGATGAAACCCCGAAGGGCGGGGGGTTTAGTAGTAGGTTGTCTGCGCAATGCCGAGGGCTTTTGCCTCGATCAACTTGCGAGTAACGTAATCAGGATTGCCGCGAATGGAGCGGATGCCGAAACGTTGTGCTGCACGATCACGGCGCGCCTGTTTGCGTGGGTGCGTTGTGCGCGAATTGCGAATGTTGCTCATATCAACTCCAGTTGGTTAAACACGAGAGTGCAGGTAGGTGTGGGCAGGGCGTTAATCCTGCTTTTCGTCGTAGCTTCAAAGCGAATACCGCTCCACCCGACGTTCATTGGTCTGAGGCATCTATGTCATCTCATGCCCCAACTACGTGTCTACTTTCCACGCCGCCACACCTATCTGCACTCTCAAATCCATCGCCCCAAACACCCCGGAGAACTTCCCCTAGACCGCGGCTGGTGATCTACCGCTTTGCTCCCCAGTGCCACACCAATCAGTCCTGAGGGGTCGTTTCGCGTTTGGTTGCGACTTGGATTGCATCCTAACACTTGTTGATTGCAGTCGTCAACAAATGTTTTTGAATTGTTGATGTTGTTGGTGGAAACACCTAGGCGGTGATATATTGAAAGTGCACAGGCAACAAAAAGCCCGCATGGTGCGGGCTCTAGGAGGCGGTGATGGATCTCGAATTTGGTGGGCGGGTGTTTCGCCTTAGTGGTGTTTCTTGCCTGCAGTGGTCGGCCGCGCCTTCTCTGTGGCCATCTTGGCTTCACGAATTAACCGTTGACCAAGTTCACGTGCTTGATCCGGCCTCAGGAACATCACGGGGCTCCCTCGTTCATCTTCTGGCCCACCAACTTCGCAAAGGAGTTGTAGGACCACCATATGCAGGGTGGGTGCGGATGAATCGTCCTGAACACCCATTGGCTCATACCGCGCAAGATACTCCTTGACGAGAAACATTTTTCCGTCTGTGTCATCCATACAAACTCCTAGGGTGAAAAGTCAATTCT